ACTATACTGTTATCTATGGTAGTTCCACGAATGAAACTTGTAGACCAGAAACTAATAGTTTCTTGTGCTTTAAGATTACCATAGAGCATATTAAATGATGCTTCATCAGGCATCTCAAACATATATCTTACCATATTTTTGTATGGAATCTGATATAAGTTAGCTTTGTCTTCATGATCGCCTGGTAGGAAACCAATTTCTCTGGTAGGAACCAAAGATCTTACGATGTATAGTTTCTCATATGGTGACTTAGGATCTAAGATCTCCTTAAGTGCAAGATATATGGTTATGAATGACTTACCAGTACCTGCAGCACCAAATAAGAATAAATTTTTCTTCTTGTCCCACGCATCAAACACCTTCTCTTGTGATGGTGTAAGAGGTTTAATATCTAATAAGTGTTCAGCTCCGATAGGTTTACGTCTCATTTGTCTTGTAGATAATCCAACCATTGTAGGTTGTTTCTTGCTTTTAACTGGCATTAAATTTTCTCGAATTTAGCGTAAGGGTGGTGTTTCTTGACGTTGTTTAAACGATCTTTGAAACCTTGAGGAAGTTTGTTTTGATAGTCACCAACTTCACTGACTGCAGATGCTACACCTGCCATCCAGTCTTTATCCCATTCGGGATTATCCTCTTTCCACTGTTCATATGCAGAAATGGTGAGGTTGAGTTGTTTGGTCTCACCTGTCTTTAAATGCTTAACATCGTATTGTGGCATTATCTGTACTCCCAGTTTAATGCTTTACTACAGATAGGAAACTGCTGTTTAAAGATCTGCCTTACCTCGTGTACTAAGTCCATATGTTCTTTTTGTGTTCCGTGTGCACTTCTTAAATCTATATAGTGAATCCATGACCGAACACTACCCGTCATGTATAATCTGGTCGGTGTTGCTAACGGGAGAACAAATCTCGCACATTCCTTCGCAATACCCGAAGCGAGGAGTTCGTTGTAAAGATCCATCGCTTCAACAAAATGGAGAGCAATTTTGTATTGGAGATCTTGTTTCTTGTTCTTCGGTACGTCATCTGTACTATTCTGTCTATTCTTAGTGTCCTGATGTCGGAGATCAAACATAGGAATCTCCTCTGCTAACAGATTAGTGTCAGCATATCTTTGACTAAACTCTTGAAATGTAAAACTACGGTGTCGTAATATCTGAGCAGCAAGACCTCTTGTGGTCTCGATCTCAAGTGTCATATGTGCTTGCTCAAAGACCGACCAGTGACCGTGCTTTATGCAATAACCCAATAAACCATCCACGGTTGGATTGTTTTGATTTTTTGGATTGCTCACTCTTGCCACGTAACCCATCGTCTTTTCTGCGTCTGGTGTTACTGTTACTAATTTTACTTTCATATTGGTTTTTAATCATTTTAGCATACCATGCTTCTTGCTTGGTATACCACTCAGGATGTTGTTTAGCTCGTTTTATTAATTTTTTTGCTGCTTTTTTGTCTTTCATGGTGGGTTCTAAATCCTATCCACTCGTTTATTATTGCCTGTGACCCAACTGGATACTGATTCCAAAAGAGCAAAAAGGAACGCATACACTCGGTTTCCCGATTTTGCCCATTGGCAATGCGTTCGTATTCTCTTATGTGAGTCAATAGGTCTGTTTCATTATTTATTTGTATGATCATATAAGGCATCAAATAGTTCGTCAGCAAGATCGTCTAGATCTGTAGTTTTAGATTCAAAGTTAAAGTCTGACCTTTTCTTAGAGAAGAGATCAGTTGCTTTTTTTGAGATATGATTTGGTATCGAATTGGGTAGGGGAAACTGTTCCTCCTGTATATCCGATTGATTTAAGTCTTTTTCCGATTTTGTCATAGTAACAGTCAAAAACGTTTACTTTAGTACCCATTACGATATCATAATGATCTTCGTAATGTTCAGAACCTTTCTTCATATCAAGGTAATGCACCAAGTATGAATTGGTAGGTAGTTTCTTGTTTTTTGCTTCCTCTAAAGTGCAAGCAACATTGAGGACGACTAAAGAATATTTGTCTTTTAATTGAGCGACCTCATCATTACTTTCCCAGATCATCCTCTATTACCCCATTCAATTGAAGGGAATGCTTCAGATACTGCCTGTTTTGTGATTCTATACTTTGATTGTAGATCCTTATTACATGCTGATACGAGTAGATTTGCTTCATCTTTATGAAGTCCCTCTAATAACTGAACAAACATTTGTTCACGTCTCATGCCTTTGATGGAACTATCTCCACCTTTGAAGAACCTGTATAGTCCACGATATTCGTGATCTAAACGAGTATGATCTGTACCTGCAGGTGCATCATTAGCATCGAATGGTACTTCTCCTTCTGGTAGAAGGAATTTTAGTGATTCATCAAAATTGATGATTAATACAGCACGAAGTCCGTTATTATTATACTCTTGTAAGAGTTCTACTTTTTCTTTTTTAGTTTTAGCAGAAGAGACCTTTTGTAAAATCTCTGATAATAAGGCATCGTTTGGTAATTTTTTTGCCATTTCAAGTCACAGTTTCGTATATTATATCATTCATCATCGTCTTCGTCAAGTATGTCGTCAGGATCCATGAATTTTACTGCTAAGAGTTCTTCATTTACATATGACCCATTACCATCCAAAAACTCAGGATGAAGATTATTCATTTGTCGTTTTAAAGTATGTTGGTCTACAGTTGATTTGTATAACCACCCCATTATTCCTCCTAGAATCAAGGTAATAATCATACCTATTGCTGAGAAGAAAAGTATTACATTAGTTTCCATTTGTCCCCCGATGAATGTCTATTCTAACACGCACCGAACGTTCAAAGAAACTGAAGGTGCGATCTAACCAACTTGGTTTGTCTAACCTCCTTGCCCTAGGCAACATAACTTCTATACCCTTATTTAGAGTATAATCTTGAACGCTTTCTTTTGCCTTTGTCTTTTTTGTATCGCTCTGCATCATTTAGTATTCCATGTAAGTAATTACGAATTTTCCTTGCTTCTGGTTTAGACCAGTTAGGATATGCTTCTTTCATCTCAGGATGACCTCCTTCAATCAAAAGATCGAGATCATCTAACGTTATTCTTATATTTTTAGTAGTTCCACAATCGAGGAAATCGACTATATCACTTTTCGTTAAATTATTCTCTACCAGATAGTCGTACATCTTGAATGTATGCTTATGTGCAAACATTGCGTCATTGACAACTTTTTCGATAATGTCAATGAGTACGTCTTCTTTATCCATTAGACCATGTTATGTTCTCGGAGGTATTTAACAGTTTCTGCACATCCACCCATTTTTTGTCCGTTAATCGTAACTTGAGGGAAAGTTGCATTACCTCCAAATTCTTCATAAAACTCAAATCTGTTAAAATGCTCATCTAGTTTGTATTCTACAAACTGAAAATTGCCCAATTCCAAGATTTTGATAATCCTCTCGCAAAATGGGCAACCTTCTTTTGAATATATTGTAAAATTCATTCTTGATTAGGGTCTAAATTCTTATTTAGTTCCCTCTTCTCTGCTTCTTCACGTTTCTTAAGTTGTCTATTACTCCAAATGCCAACTGCGATAATACTGAGATATGCAAGTGTGTCATCTAGCATAACAAGGAAGAAAATGGTAGATCCACCGAATCTGATCCACTCAGGAAATGGTTTAATTAACCTACCACCGATTCTACGGAATGTGCCTTCAAATTTGAAATATAGGATTATTAGTGCAGTAATCACAAATTCTGAATATGGCACTACAAAGTAGCAAGACAGAAATATGAAAAGTGGCCAATAATGCCTTTCATCAACCTTTTTGATCAGATTGAAATATTTGTCAAGTAGTCTTTTAATCATAAAAACCTATGGGGCAAAAAATTGCCCGAATTTTTTTTCCGACTTTTTTTGAACAAGAAAGTCGTTTTTCCTCACAGAGTATAGTATATTATTTCTCTAGTGTCAACAGTCCTTACTCATGTCCTCTGCCATGCTACCACCTATGTCAGCACCCTGATTGCCACCAAACATTGCCACCCAACCAGCAGCGACCCAACCAACAAAGGGGATA